AAACCGGATGCAACAGATGTAAACGGATGACGCAGAACATTTTTGAGACCAGTTGTTATCTCTTTAAAGGTGTCCCCTTCAGCTCGCTTGGAAAGTTCTTGCTCAATCTGAAGTTCTTGTTGACGCTCTGGCGTTAAGCCTGCGGCTAAACCTTGGCTTTTCTCTTGTAAATACTTAGATGCAAAGTTGTTTGCACCAAAGATATCAGTTAAAGCTTGAACGCCACCCAAAACACCCTGACCAGTCTCTCTGGCTATATCACCCGTTGTGCCTTTGACCCTTGGGGCATTCTCCAGCTCTTGAGTTGTATAAGCCGCCATAGGATGCTGGCGCATCACCTCTTGTTCGATTTCCTTTTGAGAAGCGCCATCCGGCCCTTCTATTTGGTATGTCTTACCATTAGGTGCGGATATTTTATAAAGAGGCATTTTAAGGTTTTACTTCAGTTGCTACGCCAAATTTACCAGTGGGAGGAGGCAACAAACCGGGAGCCGCAGTAGGAGTGGGAACTTCAGTTTTTTTACCGTCAAACATGTTATTGGCATAATCATCAATAGCTTTGTATCTTTTAGCTTTTTCTGTTTCAGCCGCTATACGTTGTGGACTGCCTTCTTTTGCCATCATCCCCATTCTAATAGTAGGATCGGCATCAACTTTATCTCTTTCTTTAAGTATGGTTGCAATTTTATTTTGCTCCACAGAACCCAATTGACCCATACTTCTATTTTCGGCAATCTTATTAAGAGCTTGCTCAAATGTTAATTTGCCACCGCTTTCTTTCATCAAACGATCAGCAAGTTGAATACTTTCAGGCGTGGCATGTTGTTTAGCTGCCATGATCCTTGAAGATTCCAATTGAGCCAATGGCGTAGCAAGATGCATGGCAAGGTCAATACCCATCTTCTTAGCTTCATTTGCTAGTTGAATGGCTTTGTTTCTTGACTCAAGAGACTTGGTCATATTGCCTTCGTCCGCCGCTCTCTGTGCGGTTTCCAATTCATTTCTGTACTTAGCAATAAGCATGTCTTGCTCACGCCTCTTAACGTTCAATGCGTTTAAACGTTCATCTTCTGCTGCGGTGGATGCATTAACAGATGTACCAAATCCTGCCAAAGCTGGCCCTAAACTTCCTATTCCTTTTGTACCACGGGTTTGTTGAGAAGCAGCAATCAAAGCATTGGAGAAACCTAAGTCTTTGTTTCTTTGGCTCATTTCGCCAGTTTGTCTCTCATGTTCTGCTTTATCTCTAAGGACTTGTTCTTCTAGGTACTTACCCATAGCCTCACCAACGGGTTTAGCTAAGGCTGTAGCTTCCGGGTGGGCTGCTATGTATTGCTGTTTAAACGCATCAAAGTCTACCGGGGCTTCTGGTTTATAAGCTTTGTATTGATCAAAAGCTTCTTTAATCATTCCCTCGGCGGTCATACCGCCTCCTGCATACCCAATAATGCCACCTTCTTTGAAGTTGTACATTGAATTAGATACGGGTAATTGAGCTACACCACCCTCATATAAAGCTTGAGGTGGTTGTTGAGGCATCTGTTGAGGCATCTGTTGCGGCATACGTGGTTGCATCTGCGGCATGTTTGCCGATATTCCAATTGGATTAGTATTTTGAGCCATCAATTGACCTTCAATCTTATCTTTCACTGTGCCTTGAGGAGGTGACACAGGTGGAGCTGATTGTAAGCTATCCAAGAATCCAAGTGGGATAAATTTCATATCTTGTGGAACGCTCGGATCATTGGACAATTTATGAAGATAAGCTTGAAAAGCTGTCTTTTGTTCTGGCGTTGTAATATGAGAAGCCAAAGACTTTAATCCGTGGGTCATCTCCCCAATGTCTTTTCTTGGATCTTGATACATATTTATTCCTTAACCTATGCCCAATTGTTTTAACTTGGCGGCTATGTCTGGATTAGTTACAACACCCAACGCAGCTAATATATTCCCAGTGTCAGACATTGCATTAGGAGTAGTCACTGCGGTAGATATAGGCAATCCTCCCAATAAACTCTGTTGGAATGCCAACTGTTGATATGGATACAACTGTTGTTCTTTGAATTGAGCTTGATCAGCCTGAACACCCTGTTGTGCAATATCACGTTGAGCCGCACCTGCTTGACCCAGCATATCGAGAGTCTTGATGCCTGTGTTGGCGCTGAACTGACGAGAAGCTTCGGTGTTCTGTTGAGCGGCGGCTTGCCTTGCTTGATCAGCATTGAACTGAGACATGGCATTGCTATAGGCTGTGTTGTAACCAGAACCAATCAATTGATTGCTCTTGTCAAGCAAGTTGCGGTTCTGTTCACCCATTAATACAGCTTGGCGACCTCCTCCATAGGCTCCTGCGCCTGTTAGTTTAGATGCATCCATTGTGTTATTGATCTGCGCTTGTCTCTGTAGCTCAGACAGTTGAGGAGCCAATGAAGCACTTAAATAGGGATTCATGTACTTCTGGGCTTGCTCTTGATTAAAATCCTGTGATTGATAGTCCATAGGGTTATAACCAGTCTGCGCCATTTGAGATAAGCCTGCAAACTGTTGATTTTGCAACGCAGATTGCCCCGCCGTTAATGGCCCTTGGTAAGTTTGCATAGGAGCATTAGCCAAAGCTTGGCCCTGTCCTAGCATTTGAGTTACATAGGGAGCCACATAAGGAGACAAAGTATTGGATGATTGACCGCCTGTGTTGGTCAATCCTGCTATGCCTGACGTAATTCCCGAAGATACAGTGCTTCCATTTTCTCCCGCATATCCTTTTACATTCCCACCCATTGCATAACCAGCAATACCGCCAGTAAATTTGTCTGGATTAATTTGTTTGCCTTGTTTAGGATTTCCTGTTCTGGCTTTTCTAATTTTAGCCATCATGTCGTAGAGTTTTTTTGCCCCAGCATCAGAGTTGCCATTACCCATATGGGAGACAACGTCAGCAGGAATAACAAACTCACCATGACTTAGCTTTGCACGTTCTCTGTCATCAATCGTTGTGTTGATTTCATCCGCCATGCCATCTGTATCACCAGAAAGATAACGAGGCTGTTTTGCTCCTCCACCAGCGGCATAACCCATTAGACCGCCTGCTTTAGCTCCTCCAGCATTATCATAGTTCATGCTGTATGCTTGTTGAAAAGCTTGTTGGACAACAGGGGCAGTATCAGCTCCAGTAACCGCAATCACTTGATCCGGGGTATACCCTTGGCTCATCAATGCAGAAGCAATAGAAACGTTATCTGCTCCACTGGCTTGCATAGATTGAATTGTGCTTACTATTGAGTTGGATGTTGGAGTAGGAGCAGGAGCAGGAGCAGGAGCAGGAGTAGGGGCAGGAGCAGTGTAACCAACTGAATTTGCAAAATTTGAATTGATTGGTACATTATTAGCGGTATCAGCGTTTAATATTGCTTGAGCAATAGGGCTTATACTTGTAGGAGTGGGAGCAGTATAGCCAACTGAATTTGCAAAATTTGAATTGATTGGTACATTGTTAGCAGTATCAGCTTTAAATATTGCTTGAGCAATAGGACTCATAACAGGGGTTGAAGTAGCGGCTGCACCATAATTTAAGTTACTAATTCCTCCTGTATACCCAAGATTTTTAGCTACTGTAGCCGCATCAGCTTGCCCTAAACCATATTTAGTAATGATATCTTGTGGGTTTAAACTTTGGGCATTAATTAACTGTTGAGCTTTTGCATAATCCCCTGCGTTATAAGCTGCCAAAATAGGATCTACCGCAGGAGCGGGAGGAACATACTTGCCTGTTGGATTAGCTTGTTTATATAAATCAGTAATTTGTTCAGTAGTCATGCCTGTAACAGCAGCTACACGTGAAGGAGATATAGAAAATTTATCCATTGCTTTTGCAATTTCTGCATTTCCGCCACCGCCAGCTTGAATGTTTTGTATATATTGCGCTATATCAGAATTTGTATATGCGGGAACAGGAGTTGGAGTAACAGTTGGTGTTCCTGTAACTGTTGGAGTTCCCGCAACTACTGGAGTTCCTGTAACGGTTCCCGGTTTTGTTATTGGGGTTCCTACAACTGGGGTTCCTGCAACTGGGGTTCCTACAACTGGGGTTCCTGCAACTGGGGTTCCTACAACTGGGGTTCCTGCAACTGGGGTTCCTGTAGTCCCTGTAACTGTTGGAGTACCCGTAACAGTTGGAGTAACAGTTGGAGTACCCGTAACAGTTGGAGTAACAGTTGGAGTACCTGTAACGGTTGGAGTAACAGTTGGAGTACCTGTAGTTCCTGTAGTACCTGTAACGGTTGGAGTTCCCGTAACCGTTGGGATTACTGGAGTCCCCGTAGTTCCTGTAGTTCCTGTAACAGGCGAAGACGTTGTTCCAGGTTTTATTGCCTCTCTAAATAAATTCGTTATTTGTTCAGTAGTCATTCCTGTAGCCGCAGCTACTTGAGCCGTACTTACATTAAATTTCAACATTGCATTAGCTATGTCGGTATTTGTTCCTCCATTTGCTTGGATTTGTTGGATGTATTTAGCTATGTCAGATGCGCTATAAGCGTTATTTCCAGTAGGAAGCCCTGCTATCCCTGAAGTATTAACACTACTTGGTTGTTGGGTTAACGTTGGCGGATATGTTTGCCCGCCGGGTTGTTTGTTCCAAGGCATAGCAAAGCTAGGCACTGGAGCGTTGGGTTGATTAGCCGCAATAGCTTGCGCTTGCGCTTGAATCATTGCCTGAGCGTTGGCTTGCTGGCTGGGATCAGAATAAATGGTGTCTGTAAAGTATTGTCTTCCAGAGCTTCCGGGTACTCTATAAGGATCAGTTGTCCCGGGGACTTGCATCCTATTGGCTACAAGACTAGGAATGCCTACAGCAGATTGCCCGCCTCCTCCACCGCCATTACCAGATAAAGCAGATGCCAAAGCACCAGCCGAAAGAATGCCTTTATTTTGTTGGATAAAATTGGTAACACCTTTAAGAGCATCTTGCCAATTAGTACCAAACGATGCATTTTGACCGGGTATAGTGGGTTGAAACGTAGAGTTTTGCAAAACATCTGTGTTTAAACTACCATTTTCGTACAATTGAGGGGCAACATATGGAGCAGTTGGCGCTCCTGCTTTATTAGCCGTGTCGTATGCACTCAAGTCATCATATTCAATATCATCAGGCATAATTAACTCCTTAAAAGAGATGGTAGACCTACTGATCCACCTGTATACATTTGCTCGCCTTCATAAGGATTGTTTGCCTCATAAGGATTTTCTTCCCCAAAAATACTCTTTAATGTTTTAGTTTTAGCCATTAAAGGATGTACTAAAGTCTGTCCTGATTGTAAACCAGCTACCCCATTATTGGAAGCGGCAGGTGCAGTCTGTCCAAAACCTACAGTTGGTTGTGCAGGCGCAGACTGTGGAGTCATTGATTTAATAAAATTTGAGGCTTGAGAAGCTATTTTTACATCTGGACTTCCAGTCAAGCTTGCCAAAGCACTTAATGCTCCTGCGGTGTCACCCTTCTTCAAAGATGCTATGCCACCTAAAATCTTTGTAGCCTCTACAGAACCAGCAGGGAGAACATCTGCAAAGCTGTTTAAACTACTAACCAAGCCAGCTAAGTTCCCGGTTTTTAAAGCGTTTATACCGCTTGCTGCGTTCTTGGCTGTGTTTAAACCAGCTATAGTCTCAGGACTAAATCCCAGTTGATTGCCAAGTCCTGCTGCCGCCGTTATTCCATTGAGAACGGTTGACATATCTAACTTGCCGTGAGCCAACGAATTAGCTGCGTTTAAACCAGCCATGACTGGTGCTGCGCCGGGGATCATTGAAATTCCTGCCATTAATAATGGCGTTCCAGCCCATCCACCTTTAGATGTATCTTGTACGGGAGCGGCTTTGCCAGACGCATCCCATACGGGTTTAAATTTAGATTGACCGCTTAATTTACCATTTGCATCCGCAGGGAATACAGGATTTGAACCACTAAAATTGGTTAGGTTACCTTGGCTATCGTAGTTTGCGTAAACTTGTACTTTTGGATCCCAACCAGCAGGGGTATCAATTGGGACTGTGTATGTACCGGGGTCTGATTCATCTCCACCCGGAACAAATCTCATTCCTTTTGGATTGCCTTTAGCTTCAAGACTTTGAGGATCAATAGTTTTTGGCGCAGATTTAATAAGGTCTGAGGGTAAACCCGTAAACGCTGAATACGTTGCTAGGTCATTGTTTGCCCATGTGGGTAGTGCTGTTGCCATTACCCAACTTTCCAATTTGTTCCATCAGAATACACTGGCACTTTTACCGCACCGCCAGAAACTACAGTATTTCCAAACACAGGAGCCAAAGCATCGGATACAAATGCTACAGTACCAGCACCAGAAGTTACTGCGCTTGGCAATGTAGCCACCGTGTAAACGGTATATGTGATTGTGTTTAAATTAGCAGATGCATTCAACTGCCCCATCAGTTTATCTATACGGTTAAAGTACAACCGCAACACATTGTTTAACTGTTCTTGGTACAGCCGTGTGTATTGCTCTCCAGCCAAAGGCAAATTGGGAGCTACTGTTTTGAATAGCTCGTCTTGAGAAGTAATGATATAACTCATCTGCGTCCGTCTGGTCTAATGTCGATACGAGGCGAGCCTAACTGCCATGTCGTACCAAGGTTTGTAGAACCCACTTTAAGAATCAACTGGCGACCACGTACTCGAGTATTGATCTGTCCTGTAAATCCTTCTGTTACCACATACTGCGCCCCAGTCAATAGATTGACCGTACCACCTACTGGAACCCCTGTGCCTGAACCCGAGTTTTGCATGGGATAGAAAGTAAACGTGGCTTGCGGTGTAGGACTAGAATCCGACCCCGAGAACGTCAAGTCAGGCAACATTCTCCAAATAAACCCAAACTTATCCCCATCGTCAATATCAAATTCACAAGAAGATACATAAGCAGTAATTGGCGCTAAAGTACCTGTTTCCCCATCATCATTACCATATTCATGGTTGACCAGATTTTTGCTATACGTAGCCGCAATAGGATAACTTCTTAATCCTGAATCAAGCCATGCAGTTCGTCCCATTGTGCCGTAATACCACACGCCTATGCCACCATTTGCGTTCTTTTCTGCATAGTTGTACACAACATACCGATTGATGACCGTACTGCCTGAAGAACAATAGAAGAACCAAACTTCATTAAAGCCTTCATTGGTACTGGCAAAACATTGTTGGTTTTGGCTTAAGTTAATATCTTGATAAATATATCTACGCAAATCACAATTTAGTGTTTGAACACGACCATCGTACATATAAAACTTATCAATCCCCATCCAATAAACTACTCCCGATGCTTGAGCTATAGCGTTCTGTCCAATGATAGAGATATTATCTCCAAGCAATTGACTACTCCATACCGCTGGCAAGCCAACATATTGAAGTGAATACACGGCTGAGTCACTCAGCACCACGATCTCTTGGCGAGTTTGGATGGATGTAACCAAGTAAGATCCATGAGACAATCTAACGCTACCTGCCTGATTGGTAGCACTTGGAGTCCATTGAGTTACAGATTCTTGATCCGTCCAGCGAATGAGCATAGGATCTTGTATAGAGCTGCCGTAATCGTTACAGCCAAAAGCAAAAGTAAAGCGACTGACATCAGACACATATACAAAATTCTGAACGGTAGGTGTATCGGACGCACCATATAGCGATGATAGCGGGATAAGATTTGGAAGTATGTAATGAGTTCCAGACTGCGTTCCTGATGTATTGATTGCCGCACCACCTGCTGTAGCGGCTAAGTTAAACGTAAATCCAGTAGAGTTAATCACATAGTAAGTGACACCCGGAGTCAGTCCCGTAGGCAGAGCAGATGGATAGCCTGTATTGGTTAAGATAACAGGCGAATTATTGGTCAAACTAACAGTAGAAGTTACTACCGCAGGTGTTGCAATGGTTATGGTAAAAGATGCGGGGGTTACACCATACTGAGAATCCCAGTAATAAATTTGACTGCCATTAAAACTGGCTACCAAGTTCTGTCCAAAGTTAGACTGACTCCACAACCTTAGTCCAGCAACTGAAGTGCTACCATATCCCCAGACACCCAATCCCCATCCACCTGCGCCCCAGCCAGTTAGAGGAACTTCATACTCTAAACCTACATTGATTTGATATAAAGCCTGAACTGTCGTACCACCTCCACCGCCCGGAACAGATGAAGTAGCTGCGGTTGCAGATTCAATCGTATAAGAATTGTTGCTTACATAAGTTATCTGGTATTCACCGTTTAAACTTAAACCACCAACAGTTGCAGCATTGCTAAAAGTAACAAAGTCACCTGTGATGCCGCCATGTCCAGTATGGGTGACGGTTACTGTTGTGGAAGTATTGACAGTAACAAATGGATTACTCAATGTGGCATGGCTACGGATAGGGGTGATATCGTTATAACCGCCTCCGTTTTCAAGGTAGAACTTTAAGTTAGTGCCAAGACCAAGCAGATTAAGATTGCTAAGAGTAATCCAGTTCCAAAGCGAACGGCATATGCCAAGGAATGTGTTCGTGGAAAACCTAACCCAACCCCCAATCTTCTCAGGATTTCCCTGACGAAAGCGAATCTTGTCGGATTCATACCAGCCACCCTCGTTCGTATATCGAGTGTTTTCACGGTTAACCCCCGGTTTTAAAACGAGTTTTTTGAGTGGCATGATTTACCTATGCGTATGGTCTTGTACCCATTTTATCAATGATAAGTGCTTGCCGTCTAGGTTTATCGTCTGGGTGGTTTGGTACTGAGATATGAGTCCAGCGGTCGAACTCACGAATAACTTGATCGAACCCTAAGTCACTAGCAATGATGGCTTGGACTACCTCGTTTGGTGTCATTCCGGGAACACGCAGGTCAGCCGCACAGCCAACCCTATGTTGAGACGAGTCTTTTGACCCGACTGCATCATTTACGGCTTTTGACCGAAACGCTGAATTAACCATGATCGGCTTGCCACCCAATAGCTCTTTAACTTGCTCCAAAAAGACTGCAAGGCGGACAAGATTTGCTCTTTCAGATTCGTTGGGTTCATTTGAAAACTCCCTGTGATCGGTATGTGTAAGCTCTTCAAGAGTGAAGTTTTTGGTGAGTATGGTCATTTTGTTGGACTCGATTGATGGAGCATAGTATCTTTGGCTTGGGAACCTGAAGATGAGCCAAAATAAAAAGATAGAACAAGCATCAATGCACCGTCTAGCGTACCCAGTACACGGGCAATCAACTCACGCATGGTCGGCTCAATCACATGGGTCAGAAGGAAGAACTGCACTGCCGCCCAAGCCAACACAATCATAACGGACAACGCTGGAGGTATAAAGCTACCTGTGGTCATCTGCATCTGACGGGCGCTTGCACGGTCGGCTACTGCCAACTTCTCAAAGTCAAGACCCATCTCCTGCGCTCTGGCTTTCAATGCTAACTCTGCGGTTTGGATTGAGGCTATTTGGTCAGCAGATAACTTGCCTGAATTGATGGTGTTTTGGACTTCACTAGGGTCAACCCCTATAGCTTTGGATACAGCCTCAACCGCCATGCCCGCAAGTGGGCCGCCAAGAGCTGTGGCTATCGTGGGTGCTATTGACTTTAACCAATCCATTTATTTCTCCAAATGATACTTAGATTTCTGATACTCGTTGTGAACGTAATACATCAGCCCAACAAACTCAAGCACAAGAATTAAAATTGCAGCGTATATTGTGGCTTGAACTTGGTATTTTTGAATAAGAAGTCTACGTTTGTACGCAGCTTCTGCCACAGCTTTTTTTGCTCACGCTCGACTTTTTCTCGCTCTTTACGCACAATCTCACGCATTTCTGTGAATTTTGACCAAAGACCGGGCATTCCA